ATTAACTACTTCTGCTGTAACAATAACTTGAGCTTTACTATTATATTTTTTGATAGCTGTAATCTCTTTTTGAATAGTGTCAGGGATAATATATCCAAACATTTTAATTGAAAAAGTTCCTTTAATAATACGAGTTGTACTGTCTGAAATTTCTATTGCGGTTGAATATGAATCAATAGTTGCTTTGAATTTGAAACGTTCAGGATCTCCCCAATATGAATCTGAAGCGTAGTTAATAGCTTCAATAATTTTATTCATTTGTTCAACATAATATGTTTGAACAGCACATGAATATGTTAAAGTTACATAATCTGGGACGACATTAACTACAAATTGTTCAACCGGTTTATGATTTGTTAATACGCTAAAGTTTGAATACGCGTTTTTTGGATTATATGTTTTAATAAAAGATGCGTATAAATGGGGTGTATTAGCGTCTAATTTGTTTGTTAAAGAGCGATTTTTATCGATTGTATCTCTTTTAAACATGATTAAAGGAGCCATAATAGCACCATTTTTATCTTTATAGTATCCGTCTTTTTGTACAGATTTCCATTTTTCAGGTGAACCATAAATTACAGGTACTGCTAATCTATTTCCATTTTGATAAACTGTTGGACGAATAACATTTTGAAAATAATACATTATAGATTCGTCAATATCTTGAAGACCTACTGTAAATGGTTTTGTAGCATCTCCTTTAAATGACATTTGCTCAGAGCGGTTAAAGTCAATACCACTTTGATTTGTAGGAGTAAATTGGTTAAATTGAGATGGAATATTAGGATTACCATAAGACTCCCCCGTTTCAGGAAACACATACGGTTCTATCTGATTATTTTGTATCTCTAACTGAGATTTCGGGTTAGGTTTTCTAGCTGATGGCATATTATATTCTTTCTCTAGTTATTTGTACTTTATCTGCAGGTACATAGTGTGCTGTGCAAATAACAGATAAATTCGTACCGAAATTTTCTAATCCTGGGTTTAATGGGTTTTTATTATATGGGTATGCTGGGTCTTTTCCAACAAATAATTGATTATCGTTTACATTATCAATTTCCCAATATGATTCATTCCACATTATAATATCTCCTACTTCAGGTAAAACATCTGCTCCATAAGGTGTTCCTGGGTTGTTACCTATGTCAGGTCCTCCACCAGAATTAACAGGATTTTTACCACGTAAATCGTCACGTAGGAACTTAAATGTCATTGGTCTATCAGTAGTTACACCAAAGTCATCAACTGGGCTGGAGAAGTCTCCTCTATCAATTAACACGTTTAAAAGCACAGGTTCTTCATAGTATCTAGCGCCAGCAGCTTCACCATAAATGTTTACTTTAGTTTCAGCTGTTTTTAATGAATAAAATACACATTGTTGAGTAATAATATCCCATAACAACTCGCGATTAAGGTGCCTAAATAGAGAAACATCACGTTGTGTACCAAAGAGTGCCATGTTATCCTATAAAAATTGTCATTGGAACATCAGTTAATATACTCATTTGACTAGCTGCTTCCTCTGCTTTATTTGCAAGTAAAGTTTTACGAGAAGTCGTATCAAAATATGTTCTTAAACGTTCAATTAATGCTGTTCTTTCATTAGATGCTGCTGCAATTAAATCTCCTTGGTTTAAGGTAACTTCAGATCCTGGGATTGGGATTGTGGAGTATTTTCCTCTAACGTATCCTAACATTTCTTTAGATAAGGCTAAAGCATACTCAAATATCCAAGAACGACCAATTGAATTTATTTGGCTATATATTGGGTTTTCATATGGTACATTTGATGCGTTTGTAATCATATCTTGCCCAGTACTAGGAGCATATGGCATATTCCTATCAGATTCTAAAATATATTCGAATCTCAATCTATGTCTACCTCCTCCTAATGGGATTGGAAAAATGCGTAATTTATTATTTACAAGTTCAAAAGTATATTGAGATTTTCTAATTTGATCATTAAGTTCTATAGCTTGTATTTTCTGCAAATCATAATTTATAGGCATTAACATAAAGTTAATTGCGGGTGAATATGAACCCCATCCAAAACTATCAAGCATTTGCATCATACCCGTACCAGTACCAGCATATGGATCAAAGTAACGAGTAATTGCTGGTGGTGCTTCATAAAATATACGTTTAATTTCAATACGACCTTGAATTCCATTGTCAATAGCCCATTGATTCATATCATAGTTTTGCTGTCCTGCTGTTAAATCTAAAGAACCTGTATAATAATCAATTGTACCCCCAACACCTGCTTCTTCTCCATATTGTTGGGATAAGCGAATAATAGATGCCATGTTTTCTTGTATAACTCTATTATTTGCAGGTCCTATAGTTTGAGGATTTCCTTGAAAAGACAATAAATTTTCTGCTACTTGGTATGCATATAATTCATTTCCATAAGTTGTTACTGCATCTTCAAGTGCAGTATAAAAGTTAATGTCTTGTAATTCAACTTCAACTAAAGGATATCCTAAACGTTGTGCAGCAAATTTTGAAAATTTATCAGCATCTTGTTGAAATTGAAATTCATTATCATAAAATCCAAACGGAGTATCTCCTGGTTGGAATGAACTTGAGCCGGGCCAAATAGGAATGTTCATGTTACTATTTTGTTATAAATATGAAAAAAAAGGGCCTCATTTAGAGGCCCATTTTGAATTGTATTTAATTTTTAAGCTAAAAGACTACCTGTAAATGCTGCTGTAAAATTAGTCCAACCACTTCCAGAAACGAATTTTTGGAATGAATTTACTGTGACATATGAATTATATCCATCATCTGTGTTAATAAAAGTACCGTTACAATAGAATATATCTACATTAGCAGGAACAAAACTTAATGGGTTTGAAATGCCATTAGGTCCTACAATCCAAGCATCACTTGCTGATCTAATATATTCTGTAGATTTTACCATATTTTGACTATATGATCCAGTAAATGAGGCACTAAAAGGATATAAAATATCAACAAGAGTATACCATTGATAATTATCAACATATTCTGATGCTGTTGGAGGTACACTTAATCCTAAAATATTTACTGCTGATTGAGTATATGCAAAAAATGCTGCTCCACAGGTTTGATCACCCGTTGCACTAGCTTTTCCTCTACGATGCATTCTACCTACATTATCCTGTGATGCAACAAGATCTGGTTGTTGAGTAATACCAATATGGGGCATATTAATTAAAAATAAGGCTCCACTTGTTTCGGTAGTAGCGTGACTAGCCCAAGCAGCTACTGCTAATCTTCCTGTATGAGGGTAACCTGCTAAACCACCAGCCATAAATGGACCTAAAAATTGGTTTGTTGAAGATGGAAATTGACCTATATTAACTTCATTTATAAATACAGGACCATCTACGTCATCAGAACAAATTGAATTAGCTAATACAATATTATCACTAGCATATCCAAAAGTACCACTAATAAAAGATTTTGCTACTTCTCCAAAATGATAAGAATCTACCGCATTAGGGTAGGTAGTTTGAACAATTGTATCATATGATGATGGGTTTGGTTGTCTATTAATAGCTGTTAAAACTGGGGTCCAAGCGCTTGAACTTGCTACATAAAAATTACCACTTGAAGAATAAAACATTCCACCTGTTACTACTGCAGGAGTAAGGATAGGGTCAAATGTTAATACATCAGGTGTTGTTAAGGATGCAGTAATACCTCCAGTTACAGTTAAAGAACTATTAATGGTAATTGCGTTTCCAGAAACAGGTTCAATATTATTAGTTTTTAAAGTACTCATTTTTTTTTATTTTTTATTTTTTATACGTTTCCAAAGTAAAATATACCACTTGAAGAATAAAATATTTTACCTTCTGGGGTAGCGGGTGTAGAGATAGGATCAAATACTAGTACATCAGGAACTACAACATTTCCCGAAATTGTTTGATTTGAATCTAATGTTAAAGATCCACTAATAGTTATATTATTTCCTGAAGTGGGTTCGATGGTATTTACACTTAATGTACTCATTTTTATGTTATATTATAATATTACTAATCTAGAACCAGTTTCAACAGTAATTGAACCTGAGTTGAAAATAGGTCCTATTAATAATGCGTTATATCCGGAAGGGATAGTTAGGTTAATTGAATTTGTAGGAAAATTAGCAATATATCCTTCATCAATT